GTACTTTGTTCAGCATCTTTATGATATTGATTAAGGATAAGACCAAAATCTGTTGAACCAGAATCTATTTTATTAGCTGTTGCAGAAAAAGTTTGTTGAAATTTTCTATAGTCTTCAGTGTTAGAAGCACCTGCCAAATAAGCTGTCATTTGTTTTACAGCTTCAGGTCCTGCTCTTTGCGCATCTGCTAGTAACAATGCATTACGTTGTAATTTTTGTTTAGCAGCGTCTCCTCGTGCAGTACCTGCAAATTCCGCAGCTTCTCTTTCTAATTTGCCTTTTTCAGCAGCATAATATTCAACGTTTTGTGCTGCTTCGAGCGTTTTAGTTTGTGCATCTGCACTAATACCAGTTAACTTGGTTATTCTATCTTGTTCAATCATGAATTCAGCGGCACTTTGTGCTACTGTTGCATCATCAGCTGATAAAGTTCTGCCACTTATTTGTTGTAATTTTATATAATTTGCTATACTTGCATTGATTTCAGGAACAGTTTTGCCCATATTCATGAACTGTGTTTCTAGCCCTGAATTAGCAATATTTTTCGATATACTGGCAAATTTATTAGCACCATCTTGGGCTGTACCTGCAATTCCCGCCATTACTTGCGAGTTTTCCTTCATTAGGGCACCGTAATCCCCAATTTCCTTCAGTGTATAACCGGCTTTTTGTAAGTTTGTAAAGGCACTGTCCATGCCTAATGCCAACCCATTACGACTTAAATCTTGATATAATTTATATTCTTTGTCTGCTTGTTTAGCTACAGCGTTTTCAAACTTAGCTGCACCGTTGACTAAACCTTCTAATAATTGACCAACATATGGAATTTTTGATAGAAAAACTCCCAATGTTTTAGCACCAGCATTGACAGTATCATTGTATACCGCAGCACCAGATTCGCCATCGACTATACTTTTAATTAGCCCTGCGCCTGCTGTTTTTAATGCAGCTTGGCTTGCTTTTAAATTGGCAGTATAACCTCTGATGCCTACAGAAGCGTCTTTAAATTCATCTGCAAGCCCCTGAGATATGGGAATACCCGTTTTTAGTGATCGTTCAACAGCTTCGTTGTATTCAGATACAATAGCCTGAATTTCTTCCCGTGTCATTTGTTCTTGCATAATTAGTATTTATACAAGGAAAAATCATGAATCCACTGAATCCGCTTAGTCAATATTTTAGACAGCCTTCAATTTATATTAAATTACCAAGTCAAGGAAAATATTATCCGCCAGGGGCACTGGAGTTACCTGAAAACGGCGAGGCGGCTGTCTTGCCCATGACTGCTATTGATGAAATTACATATCGTACTCCTGATGCATTGTTTAGCGGACAAGCAGTTATCGATGTGATTCAAAGTTGCATTCCTGCTATTAAAAATGCTTGGGACATACCATCTATTGATATTGATACTATTTTAGTAGCAATACGTATTGCTAGTTATGGACATGAAATGAATTTTAATACTACTTGTCCAGCTTGTGCTAATTCCGATGAATATGGGATTGATTTACGTACAGTATTGGGACAAATCAAAGCGCCTGATTATTCACATCCAATCAAACAAGGCGATATTGAAATTTATTTTAAACCTATGACTTACAAAAATCTATCAGATAATAATAAAATTCAATTCGATGAACAAAGACTATTTCAATCAATTCCTACTGATGGTACTGCTGATGCCACGCATCTTAGTGCTATGTCAGAAGCACTTAAAAAAATGACTAAGATAACTGTTACTGCATTAAGTCAAAGTATTTTAACTATCAAGACCCCTACTGCAATTGTAACAGAGCCAGAATATATTTCAGAATTTATGGAAAACTGTGATGGTACACTGTTTAATCGTATTCAAAATTATGTAGTTGAACATAAATCACAAGCAGAAATGAAACCTGTTAAAATCAAATGTGCAGGTTGTTCTAACGAATATGAACAAAAAATTACTCTGGATATGACAAGTTTTTTCGAGCGCGCCTCCTAACCTTAGACTCTGAAGGTGTTGCCAAATATATTGACAACATGGATAAAGAGATAAACGATATTAGGAAGGAGGCATTAAGGATGGCTTGGTATATGCGTGGTGGTATTCCTTACGATCAAGTTTTACAGCTCAGTGTTTCTGAAAGAAAGCTAATTAGTGATATTGTTAATGACAATATGGAAACGACTAAGAAAACAGGATTGAATTTTTTCTAAAGAAGAGATCATTCAAAGAATAGTTTATATTTCTTTTTGATTTAACAGATTAGCTACGCTAATCCAAGACTCGCATACTGCTCGTCTTATTTTTTTATTTTGAAGTAGTTGCTTTTAGATACTATTCATCTAGAACTAATGTCATAATTCACCGTAAGCACGGTGAAAAAAATGACCTCTTCATCTGAGTCCGCAGTCATTTATTATAAAGAGATTGTGTTTGCACACACGGAGGCGGTTGACCTGTACCCCCTACTCTAGCTTCACATATCAACGGAACCCTAGTAACCCGATAATAAATCCAAGTCCTATAAGCATGGGTCGTATCTTTTTCACGTTGCCCAAACCATTTGTTGCCTTAAGTTGGCTTTTGCCTTTGACACCCGAGTAGGCTTGCGCCTCTTCTATCCGAATTGGGTTTTTCACCAATCCTCAACGGGGATCGAGCTGCCTCGATCAAACACTGTCAGTATAGATGCGCCTTCAGACTTTCACTGAGTTCTGACAATAGATTCGGGCTTCCCCTAGCTTTGTCTGTTTGATGCCTTACTAATTGTTTATTAAAATTTGTTTTTTATGTGACTACCATGTATACGGCATACTATTTGCCCGTTATAATAATCGTCACTTTCTAATACACGATGTTTAAATTGTTCACGAGCTTCTACATAACTACATTCAGCCTTGGACCTACAATAGTATAATATTTCTCTCGTAAAATTTTCGATGCCTAACTGTTCGATGTCTTTGTTTAATTCAATGCTGCTGCCTGTGTATTGTTGCCAGTCTGAGTCTATTTTGCTTTTAATCTTTTTACGTTTTTTGGTGCCGTTCTTAAGTTTCACTGTTTTATATGTTGTTTTACTGAATTTTGATAATTTTTTTCCAATATATTTTCTGCCAGATACGTTATTGGTGATACAATAAACGAAGCCGACACAATCTTCTGGTAGTATTTCAACTTGAGTGTTTTCAAAAAGCCATGACATGGACTAGTAATTAGTGTCATATTCATGGCTGATAAAATTTTCATCAAGATATTTCTATGTCTGTATTATAGCTGGTAAATCCACTATCTTTAATTACTTTGAGTATATTCTCTACTCTACCAGCTAACTCGTCTCTGTGGCTTACTAACCAAATTGATTTATGTCGTTCTCGTGACATTTGTTTGAGTAATCCCAACGCCGCTTCAACTCCTTGAGTATCTAACCCATTGTCAATCATTTCATCGATGAACAATACATTAATGGGTTTGTATAAAGATTCAAAAACATCTCTGAATGCCCAACTCATACTTAATATAAGTCGATTGCGTTCTCCTCTAGATAAATTGTCAAAATCTAAGTCGCGGCCTAATTCTTCAATACTAACTGATAGATCATTTTGAAACACTACAGTATGTGGTAATCCAATACGATCTAAATAATGTGTTAAGCGATTATTAAGATAGGATAAGTTTTGATCAATAATTTTCTTACGTATAAAACTATCTTTACTGGTAAGAAGTTTTAACAAAAATTCTTGATGATCTTGTAATCTTGATAGTTCATTTAACGTATCATATGTAACTTCCTGTAATGCTTGATTAGTCATGTCTTCTATTTGCTCACGATAAGGATCAACCTCATTACGTTTGTTTTCTAATTGGTTTGTTAATCCAGCAATAGTAGCACGATGTTGAATAGCATCTTCTTCCTTATCATAAAAAACAACAGGTGGTTTACCTAGTATTCCCAATGATGTTTGTGTATCAGTTAGTTCTTCTAGTAATTTAATATATTCAGCATAAGAAAATTCTGCTGTAGATAATTCTTTTTGTTTTGCTAAAACAACTTCTGTATGTTTTTCATCATGAAAAGGTTGACCACAGGTATGACATTCGTGATTACCAAGTGTTCCGATTTCTTTTAGAAGTTTATTAATTAATTTTTCTTCTCGTCCTATGTCTAGCTTAATCCTACTAATTTGTGTAGTCAGCTCATTAATATCTTTACGTTTTTGATCCCAAGAAGTATGATCTTTATGCGCCTGTATTTCTTTATCAATATCAATTTCCTGCAAAGACTTTAATCCAGTTTCAAATTTAACAATATCTTCTGATTGCTTATTAAGCCATATCTTCTGTCGCCTGCGTAAACTTTCAATTTGTTCTTCGATACGTTTGTTAGCATCCTGTACAGCGCGAATTCTAAATTCTTCTTTTTGTATGGCATCTTTAGTAGAACGATTTAATTCT